CTTCTAATAATTCTTTTTTAAAAGATGTACACATCGCTTGTGAAATTGCCATTATAGTCTCCTTATAATTTCAGCCATATCTTTATGACCTTGTTTTTCTAATAAACCTGCTACTGTTGCTCTATCGCTAGCTATAGCTTGTTTTAAATATAATAAAACGACTTGTGCCATATTATCTTTAAACGCTTGTGCTTGTGCTTTTGAGATTTCTTCACTTCTCTCTTGAGCATAGCGAGATTCAAAGTTGATTTCCATGCCTTTGCGAAGTTCTTCTTCTTGCTTTGCTGCCTTGAAGACTTCGTATGCGTATTCTAGTGATGCTGGGTCCACAGATGTGATAAAGTCACCTTTGTTGACTTCGCTACCACCGCTGCCTAGTCCAGCACGCTGGATAGCGTTAGTAGATGGTGAACCACCTTCTTGTGCACGGCCTTTTACTTGACCTGCGAAGTAGTCTGCACCGTCTCCAATAGATTCAGGTGTGGAACCAAGGTTTGCCTTGCTGATACCATCAAAGTGCTGTCTTGCACCATCTGTATCTACACCAGCGGATTTGAGAGTATTCTCCATCCAGTCTAGGTATTCAGCAGAGATAACGTCAGAATACTCGGATTTTTTCTTGTCGTCTTCATCCTTGTCTTTCTCCATGTTATACATGGCTTCTTTGTCATCATCTTTCATTTTATCCATGCCTTTATCCATTTTTTCCTCATCCTTGTCATCCTTTTTCTTGTCTTTCATGTGCTCTTTGAGTCCGGGTGGCATTTCACCTTTCTCCATAGAGTCCAATCTTCCCTCTAGGCGTTCAAGAACGCTATTCATTTGCTCCATTACATCGTCGCTCATTTTTTTCATCTCCAAATTTTTGTCTTCTTTTAGGATTTTGAATGTTGCTTCGGGGTTTATTCCTTTTTCGCAGATAGTGATTTCGTGAAGTTCTAGTTTACTAATTTCTTGATAATTGCCGTGACTATTATCATGTTTTCGGACTCGCTTGAATGCTTGTCCCCCGATGCTGAATCCCGCTAAGTTCCCTTTTCTGACTTCTGCTGCCACTTCTCGTGCCTTTTCGATGTCATTCCTAAGTTGAACTACGACGAACATTCCTGCATCGTCAACTTCGCTTTTCCATAACCTCCCTTCACTATCTGTGTATTGTGGAATGACTTCTCCTACCTGAATGTTAGAGTGCGCTAGTTGCACATTTCTATACTTCGGGTCTGCCATGTATTTCTTGAAAGCATCTTTCAAGGCTGACCGAGTTATCAAATCCCCCTGCTTGTCAACCAGTTCGACACTAGCATATCCTGCGACCACGAGGTCGTTACTCCCTTTGAGCAGGGAGATGCTGTCTTGTCGAGTTCTGAGCAACACACTAACCCCTCCTTGTTTGCTTTTGGTATATTAATAAAGCGGCATTACTCATTTTCCGATTCTGCTTCATAAACGTCAGACTCCTCTCTATTTTTTCGTTTTAGCCGCTTGCTACGAGCGGCTGGGTATTCTTCCTCCGGGTCCTCTGTTGGACGCTCCCTCATATCCCAATCAGGTAGTGACTGTTCACTATTCAGTGAAGTCGGCCCTCTAGGAGACTCAGTGCCGTCCCCAACATCTATACCAAATCCTTGAGCACTGGTTCTACCTGACATCTTTTCCTTTGCTAATTTATCCACTAGGTCAGCAATACGAGCCAATGTCTTTACCATTTGGTTTGGTTTTAGAATATTCATTTCATCATCTTCATCTATAATCCCAGCAGATTCTTTTTCAGATTCTTTACGATGTTCAGGGTCTGCCATGCTTCTAGCATTATTTTCTACATCAGGTTTTACACCCTTAATCATCAGAGATGCTGCTTGATTCCATAGGGGGCGTAAACTTTCAGCCAAAAGTATAGGATATTCATTCTTCTGTAAATCAGCCAGTGTAGAATAAGGGGAATGCGCCCATATACCGTGAGAGTTTCTTTCCATTTTGTAGACCACGTTATCTATTTCAGGGAATGAAATAGTTAGTCTATTGTGAGTAACATCTAATGAAAACTGAACTGGTAATACTGGATGTGCTTTTGTAAGTAATGATAAAGTTTCAAGAGAAGCAGGGGCATCTTCTGTTTCTGATACTATCTTAGAAGTAGCAACGTCATAAAGTGTCTTACCATTCTTATTCCTAGATTTTACACCTGATACTTTGACGTTAACAATGTCACCTTCTTCAAATGGTTTAGGACTTTTTATGGTGCCTACATCAAGATAAGATTGCCCTTCGTATTCTACTCCTCTATTTCCAAAACCTTCTGCATCTAATGGACCTGCGCCAAGACGATACGTAAACGGCCCCTTGCCTCTAACATCAAGAATGATGAGAGTCACTTGTTTGTCAGGTCTTAATAGGAACCATTTAGGATGTCTCTTTTCACCTCGCATGTAGGTAGAAGTAGCGTCACGTAACAATATTCTTTCTCCTGACTCTTTCAAACTCTCAACAACTTCATTCAAACCTTCAGTATCTGTTAGACGTAAATTGTGAGGGCCGGGGACTATGACGTGCTCATGACTATCAAACTGCCCTCTAAGAACTTTCAATCTTTCTCTAACCGTCATATCAGCAATATTAGAATCGTCATACTCAATAATATCTACAATATGAATCTCATCATCACTTCTAGTTGCATCTATCATCCAGTTCTTATCGTTCAGGGCTTTGAATTGCTTTCTATCCTCAGGTGATAAAGCGACATCACCATTTTTATCATACGCTGTGATTCTATTACCTTTTTTACGAACTATAAATCTCTCAGCAGCAGGAAGAATAGAAACAGCCCACTCTCCGCTAAACCCTCGTAACGCTTCAAAGTCTTTGATTGAAAAGATGCGGTGCATTGGTAAAATTGGTAAGGGTTTACCATCTTCACTTTTTAATAAAACATCAGGGTCCATCAAAGCCATCAGTGATTTACCTATATCATAAGGGTCGTCACTTTCAGCCCTACCCCCTAGTAGAATATTTGGTTGTTGAGATAACGCCCCTCTTTGGAACTCACCGGGTAAAGCCATAACCTGCTGAACTAGTTCTTCACCATGTATGTCATTTAATGACTGCTCGCTAATTGAATGTAAGACTTGTTGATTTGGTCCGTTAGTCCCAGCAACAAAATTATTTCCATCCCATTCTACACCAACAGTAGGGAACATAGGATAGGCTGTTTCCATGCGTCCCGATGTGAAGTAATCTCCAACGGCTGCTCCTTTCAAAGAAGTAGCAGGGTGTATTTCTCTACCACCCGCTCTCTTTAACTGAGTAATATCAGTCATATTCTCATCTATTGTTTCACTAGCAATCAAACTTCTATCAACGGCATTAGGGTCTACTGCGATTACATTGTGAATCAAACTTTTGACTTTACTTTTATTATGACTTTTATCCGCCACCTCGCCTATATCATAATATGTTAAACCATATTTTTCAGCCTCATCAGCATAAGGACCCCTCATGAGTCTAGGAATAACACCTAATTTACCAAGATAATTAGTCTTAAACCAATCGTTTAAACCTCTAGTTTCTTTACCTCCTTGAGATGCCCTACCAGTAGATGCTTTTTCTCTAGCCATCTCTTTGTAACGCTGAACCACAGGCTCATTATCGTAAGCCTCGTTAAAAGTAGTCATGTGGTTAGTATGAAGTTCATGTTCTAATGAAATATCTTGACCTCTAGGATGGAAGCCCATACCAGTGCTAAGTAATGAGCCGTGTGTTAAAGCACGTAAACCCCCTTCTTCAGGAGCACTGTCTATGATTTTTTGAGCCAACTCTTTGTGCTGCTCATGCAATTCGTCATCCTCGTCATGGTCAAAACCGAGAGCAGTCATAACTTCCTCAACACTCATATCTCTAGTAATATCAACACCATTTTGTATAGCACTTATCATCATATTACGATGGGGGACTATTGTGTCTCCTAGTATTTGGGACGCAGTAGCACTGGCAGATGGCACCTTTTCTGTATCTATTCCGGGTCCATGTGTAGTAAGACCGTGAACATTATGTGGCACTAGCATTAACATTCTATTAGCATCATAGAAAAGGCGTGATGTGTTAGAAAGGAATTTTAATTTGTCATTAGGGTCAAATGCCTCAGGGTCTGCTTTCTCCATAACTGGTTTTAGAATTTTAGCCATTTCAGTAATTGCCGATAAATCCGCTTCTCCCTTAATGTCAAATTGGTCATGTTTAAAAGTAAAACCTCTACCTGAAGCCACAGTAGTTCCACCAACCTCCTCAAGATTATGTAAGTTAGACCTAGCAGCCATTAGTTCTTCCATTAAACCCTCAGGCATTTCATCTTCTGCTCCGGCATACATACTTACTTGGCTCTCTAAATGATTAACCTCATCTAAAGCGCTCTCTAACTTTGCTTGAAATTGAGGGTTAGATTTTTCGGGTAAATCCCTTGCTGTTTTACCTGATAGTTTATGTGTTGCATCCCAAACTCTAGCATCCCCTATGTGAGTGCGAGCATCTTTATTTTTAGGATTTTTAATATCTTGCGCTTTTATCCATCTAGTTTTAGCAGGTGCGTGTGGAGGTAACCTCCTGCCTAGTCTAGTATGTAGATTATGTGAGTGAAGGCTAGTGTTACGGATTCTAGTCTCAGTGCCTTCTAGTATTTTCCCTCTTGACATTATAGGATTGTGGGCTAAAGAAATATCATGACCAAGATGATGATTAGTCCGACCTGAGCCAATTAAATCTACTCTCTCATCATGGGTTAGTCTCCCAAGTGTATTTGCTATCTCAGGGTCTAAAGTAGAGTGTCCTACCATCTCATTATTCTTACTATTCCTAGTCTTGAATCTACCTTTAGCGCTCTCTTTTCTCTTAGCAGATACATCCCAAAAAGACTGTATTTGGTGCGGATTTAATTCTTTAGAAAAAGCACCAGTGCGGTCAACTGGAATTACTGGGCCAAACAACCCTGTGTTTTTACTGTTTATGACTATTCTACCATCGGGTGTGATAGAACCAAGCAGACTATTACCATCCATATCCTTTGGCATCCAATCATGTAACATTTCAAGCATTGACAAACTACTTCTTCCATTACCACCACGAATGTAAGGAATGTGAAAAAATGAACCTATACCCACAGGCCCATGTTCTGTCCTTATCCATAAATCAGCCTCATCTTCAGGTATGTCATCTTCATGTGGACCGTTAAATCCAAGATGGCTGTGAGCCTCAGCGTTTCTAATTAGTTTATCTTTAAGTAAACCAACTCTACCTTGAACTACCATTTTGTCAAGTTCTTTTATATCCTCAATTCCTAGAGGTCTATTAGTTCCATCAAAATGACCTTTTTCTTTTTCAGTAGGCTCATATTTCCCTCTATCTCTCATTTGCTTTAGTCCTAATAGATGAAGTAACGCTGGTTTACTTACGGAGTTTCTATGATGCCTTCTATCCATCATTTCACTAATGACATTTGATGAAGATATAGCACCCATGTATTGACCAAAATGCGCTAACGCCCTTAAATTATCAAGGGGCGCTTCGCCTTCTTCAACATCATGTTTTTCATTTAGCGCATTTATTATAGCGTTAGCCATAGTTCCGTGTTCTTCATGTTTAGCCTCATGTAAAGCGTTGAAAAGTAACTCAGAATCATGGTCAGTTATGTCACGAAAATCATCGCTGCTTTCAACGTGACTTCTTTGATTCTGAGATGTATGTAGTATATTTCTCATTTCACTAAAAAACTCAGGTGAGAATCTATGCCTCAAGTTTCTCTTAACACGTCCCACTGAAATGGTTCTACCTTTACCACCGTCAATATCTATTTTTTGCACTGCTTCTGAATTGGAGCCTTTCTCCATAAGATGTGCTATTACATTGTCTCTTTGAGAAGGGGAAAGAAACTCAAGTCCAAAATTATACCCACCCCATCCCAATGAGCCTCTTTCATTATTTTCATTTAAGTCTTGAGACATCCAACCTTTAATAGCATCATCCATGTGCGCTTGTTTTACAGCAAAATCTTGCTCAGCAGGATTATCATATTCGTTAGTAATTGAATTTACTAAATCACTATTTCCTTTTTTCCAAGCCTCAAGATTATCTAAATAAAAATCATGTAAATGAGAATCATGTAAAGGTCCTTTGAAAGGGTGATTGATTTCTCCTGTATACTCATCCTTAATTCCAACTATACTAGGATTATTTTTAGTTTGGTAATGGTTTTCGTGCATTGATTCATGCTTCTTTACTTTCTCGGCCATTGATAATCCACCGGGTTCAGTAGGCAAGTAAAAATCTCTCAAAGTTTCAATATACGCTGGTAAACCAGTAACAGAATTAACTGCTAACAAAGGATGATATTCTTTCTGAAAACGATGAGTATTTGAATACAGAGCATCTTCTTTCATAGGTGCATCAGGCCAAAGAGTCACAAAGTCATGAATTGATGCTTCGGGAAACCTATCTTTCCAATGATGATTGGGGATAGTTTCAGCACTCGACCCTGAAAACATGAGATTTGTTTGCTCTTTTTCACGACCTTTTTCGGCCATTTTATCTCGCTCAACTTGAGTTCTAAGTGCTCGCCCTTCTTCCCTTTCTTTAAGACTTTCAGAAGCCATCATTTCTTGTATTCTTTCTTCTATGGCTTTTTCTTCTTCTTTTACCACCATATCACAAAAGTAATCGTCATGGTTTTTGACAATCATATAACCATGATTTTCTAAATTTTCACTTGCTAATATATAGTTAGCAATAGAGTTATAATAATCATAACCGTCAAGTAATGATTTAAGTAAATCTGAACGTGCTCTTAGATACCAGTCCGTAGCATCTTCCCGCACATCTTCACCACCATCAGCGTGAAGCGTCTCTTAGAGCCTTGTTAAAAGCGGCACGTGCTTTAGATAAAACGCCATTTTCTACTTGTCTATCTACACCGCCAGCATCGTGAGGGTTTAGTTTAGGTGCAAGTCCGTCAAAAGATACTGACTCAGACATGGCACCTTTATTGGCTACATCTTCTGCATTGTATGGATATTGATTAGTTGTGTAATAAGCACTTCGGGTTTGACCACCGCTCTCAGCAAGGAACATAACTCCACCGGGACTAGAGTCAAAAGATGTAGTAAACCCCGGTTGAGAACCTGCCTCCATAGATTTCTGCATTTTTCCATTCATCTTACAGCCCATTTTAGTGCAACCCATTTTATTCATCTTTTCATCACATTCAGGACATTTTCTGCCTTTTTCGACTTTACCATGAGCCTTGTCACACTGTGCCTTTTGCTTTTCAGAGCATTCAGAATATTTCTTACCAAAGTTCTTCATACAATATTTATCTTTTTCAGCCATGCTTGCCTTTTCGACTTTACCGTGAACCCTGTCACATTGTGCTTTTTCTTTTGCTGAGCACTCAGAGTATTTCTTACCAAAGTTCTTCATGCAGTATTTGTCTTTGGTAGCCATGTCAGCCTTAGCCTTCATGTCTTTTTCGCCTTTACCATCAGCAGCGAATGCTGGAACTTTCTTGCCGTCATGTTCAACCATCTCTAACTTTTCAGCCTTCTCAAGAAGTTGCTGTGCTTTGTTTAACAAAAATAATGCGTCTTTACTCATTGGCGATGGAATTGGCCTCATGCGTTCACCTCAGTTCCTTTGGCTTGCTCAGCCATTTCATGTATCTCATCCCATGTCATTTGATGGATTTGAGAATTAGAGAAGTTGTCATGTCCTTTAATGATAGCATCATCATTAGCACGGAAAGCGTCAACCTCTACATTTTCATTAAGTGGAGTAATTGATGAAACAAAACCAGCCTTACGAAGCATAGCAGATGGGTTATTCAATTGCTTTCTAAGTAAAGCGTTTTCATGCTTTAGTGATTGTAAATCATTATCCATGTTTTCCATTTTAGAAATCAATGTATTCATCAATCTCTCAGTAGGGGATGATTCTTCACTCATAATAACACCTACTGGTCAGGAACGAATCTTCCAAAAGTGCCTTGGTGTGGGCGCATACCCCTTTGTGTTCTAGCGGCTAGAATAGTTCCCGGTAGAACATCTGAGCGTTGTTTTACATCGAACTTTTGCCCTGAAACATTCATCTTGGAGATAATGTTGAATTGTTGTAATTCTAC